GCCGCCGCCGCTGCTGCCGCCGGTGCCGCCGGTGCCGCCGGTGCCGGCGCCGCCGCCGCCGCCGCTGCCGGTGCCGCCGCCGCCGCTGGCGCCGCTGCCGCCGGTGCCGGTGCCGGGGCCGCCGCCGCTGGCGCCGCCGCCGCCGCCGCCGGCCCGCCGCTGTGTAGCAAGCGGACCCCATGTAGTCCCACCACCACCACCACCACCAGCAGCGTCATCATTTCCTCCACCCCCACCCCCACCCACAAGCTGCACGGCAACGGACGTAACGCCTGCGGGGACAGTCCAGGTGCCAGCGCCAACGGCGGTGATGAGAAGGACAGGCATGACTCAACTCTTACTCTGCGGTGGTCAACTCCATCGTTTGCCGACTGTATCCCGAATCCGAGACTTCGTTCTGCTTCCCGTCGCTACCCATCGCTGCCGTGCCGAGAAGCACGGTTGGCGCGCCCCTCGCCGCAATCAGGGCGTCGAGAACCGCCTTCAAAAACGCAGCGCCAAACGCACCGTTGGGGAAGGTGCCGACAAAACTTCCGACCGGGAACTCCAAGGGGTCTCCCTGTACGAAGCTCCGCGGCGTGGTGAGCGCGCCCGTTACGGCCAGCAGCTCATTTCCTTGGCCATAATTGAAGATGAGCGAGACGTGCGTGATTGTCAGGTTGGCGCCGGCCAGGTCGCCAAAATCTTCCAGGTTCGTGTTGGATATGGTTGCCAAAAGAGGACTCCTTTGCTGCGGAAATGACTGCGAAATTGACACTCACCTGTGAGCCTCAAAGCCTTTTGAGTCTTACATTTAGCGGACAATGAAACTGAAACGGGCGCGTTTCTTGACACCTTGTTTAGTCCCACGGGTTTACGTCCGAGCGCACGTAGGCGCCCAGCAGGTCGACGCGGCGCGTGGCGTTGGTCACCAGGGCGAACGTCCTTGATCGGTGAGTGTTGGACACCCGCCGCCAGACAAAGCGCCCGGGGCCGAATTTCTTGGCCTCGGCGCGCACCCACGGCTGCCCCGCGTGCCTTCGCCACTGCAAATACATGGTGTCGCCCTCGCTCTTGAGGTCCTGCTGCGCAACCTGGGACAGGTCCGCCTCGAACGAGAAGATGCGCAAGCGCTGCTGGTTCGCGTAGATGACGGGCGCCACGGCCCTTCTTTCTACCGCCTGCATGTTGTGGTCGCCCCAGTCCAGGGACAGCTCGTAGAGGTCGCCGCTGTCCTGGAAGCCGAACATGGTGCGGTCGCGGTAACTGGCGGCGGCGTACACGCCAGTGAGCGTGCGCTCGTGCCACAGGCCCGTGGTGATGTCGAGCGTCCAGTTCTTGATGGTGTTGCCTTCGACGTCCGCTGCCCGCAGCGGCACGTTGAGCGAATAGAACTGGTGCCCCTCTTCGGTGTAGACGAAAGCACGGCACTCGTCGATCTTCGCGCGCGCCAGGTCGTAATCGACCGACTCCGTGGATACCCGCACTTCGCCTTGGGAGTTGATGGCGTAGACGCTCTTCGTGTTGCCCACGAACAGGATGGTGTTCTCGTTGGCCTGGATGGTCGCCTTGGCGGCGCAGCCGACGTTGCTGATGAACGAAGTGCTGCGACGGAAGGCGAAGTCGAGGGTCCCGGCGTTGTACCACTGCTCTATCGTGCGGGCGCCGAACACGTAGAGACGGCGGGCGAAAGCCCTGATGCCTACGATTTCGTCAGGATCGGCGGAGGCGAAGGCGAAGTCGAGCTGCGCGAACTTTACGCTGTCGGCAAGCAGGCTGTGAAAGAACTGGCCGTTCCTTGCCGCCAGGATGAAGTAGCCGTCCATCCATTCGCAGTCGGCCCACTCTTCGTCGGGCAGGTCGTTGTCAGGAACGTCGGGAACCGGCGATACGGGCGTCACGAACCCGCCGCTGCGGCTGTTGGCCTCGCTGTCCCAGAGAAACACGGCCCGTGGAGCCACCCACATGACGAAGCGGCCGTCCGTCACCATGTGCACCGGCTCGGTGGCCCGCTGCGCCAACTCGGCGGTGTAGGTGTGGATGTTGGCCGCCTTTACCACGAACACGGGGTCCGGAGAGTCCTTGCGCACCGGGTCGAAGTCTTCGTCGAACTCGATCTCGAAGAACTGGTACCCCGCGCTGATGCCGTAGAGGCGATTGCCGTAGGTGGGGCTGTTGTTTTCGATGAGGCCGTAGATTCCCGCTGGCGGCGTCACGTCATTGCCGCCCTGGTCGAACGTCTGCGCCGCGACTTCGGCCCACTTCCGGTATCCGGGCGTGCCGTAGATGATGACCGGCACCTTGGCCTCTTCGGGCATGACGGACCTGACGGCATAGAAATTGACCAGGCGCGATCCGTCCGCCTCGATCTGGCGTCCCTGCACGCTCTGCCTGGCCCAGGGTATAGGGGTGAACGGCATCGCTCAGCTCCAGAAGTAGCCGTAGCGCCGTGAGCCGACGCCGCCGCCGGTCCGGGTCGTAAGTGCACGGTCGAGGCGGAAAGCCATCGACCCGATGTTGCGCTTCCTGATGTTGCGCTTCGCCATGGCTGCCAGCGCCACGGTTGAAGGGGCCAGGCCGCCCTTGACGCCGTAACTGGCGGCGAGGGTAACGGCCAGGTTGAGCATGACGCCGCGGGCGTAGCCGCGCGGCAGCTTGTGGGCGTCCTCCCCCATGATGTCGTCACTGGTGAGGTAGGCGTCGCCGGCCACGCTGAATGAGTCGCCCGCCATCGTGCCGGTGTTGAAGTAGATGCGCCCTACCGGATATTCGTTCTCGTAGTAGAACAGGGACGGCGAAGAGGCTTCGCTGGCCTGGTTTTCCTTCCACACGACGTAGCTGGTCTGCACCATCGGCGCCCCGTCCGGCTCGCCCTGATGGCTGTACGCCAAGGTTTCGATCTCCACTGGCGGGACGCCGGCAATGTCGGGGTTCAGCGAGTCTTCGGCAGAGATTGTAAACGTCGCCTTCGGGGGCGATTGGATGGTGTGCCGGTAAATCGTCAGCGCCGGCACGAACAGGCCTTCGAGCGCCCATTCGTCGAGCATGCCTTGCAGATCGTCGATGCCGTCTGAAAATTCTTCGTCACTCGGCGTTTCGACGGCAGCTACTGCACCGATTTCGATGAGGGCCCGACGCACGATGTCGTTCCAGGTTGTGAGAGCCACGGTAACCCGCCCCCTTACAGCGCGGTCTGGTCATGTATTTTCGGGCCGCCGTCTGCCTGCCGGCGTTCGGCGTCCGCAACCTGCTGCTGCTGCTCAAAGCGGGTCTCCTGGGCCTGCTCGGTCATCTGCCGGTCAAGCGGTGAGGGATCGTCGGCGGCGCGCTGCCCCTTCTCCTGCAACTTGGCCGCGTCACTCCGCATGTCGGCCTCGTACTCATTGTGCTGGGCGATCTGCTGGTCTTCGGTGAGCGGCTGGCGCAGGTCGCCAAGTTGGGCGCGCAGCCGGGCGATTTCATCCTTCAACCGCTCGTTTTCGAGTTGCGTCGGCGTCGACGCTCCGGGAATGTCCACGGGTGGCATGTCGCCCCTGTCGAATCTGGCCTGCGTCTGGGCTACCGCTTGCTGGGAGCCTTCATGGCCCCACACGTTGACGCCGATCTTGGCCGGATCGTCTACCCAGCCGGCCTCGACGAGCTGGGCGAGCGAGACAGTCTCAAGGTCGAATTCGTGCCCGGTCGGCGCGTCGATCTTGTGGTACAGGATGGTTCTGTTTGCCACTGCATCTTCTCCTTCAGGAAGGCGCGGCCGGGCGTTGAGCCGCGCCCCCTCAACGCGGGCTCTAGGTCCCGACTTCCTTGCCGATGTGACGGATGACCACTTCAGGGTAGACGTTCTTGACGCCGTACAGGGAGTCGAGACGCCGGATTTCGCGCTGAATCAAGCCCTCGAACCAGGCGATCATGCTGACGGACAGGCCGGTTTCGGAGTCGAGTCCCATGCCCTTCAGGTTGACGGACTGAAACTGGTGCAGCTGCACGTTGGCATACTGCAGGGCCTGCTGGTGGTAGAACACGCCCTGGCGGTACTGCTTGCCCGGCGTGCCGACGATGGTGACGACGGCGTTGTCGGCCGGCGTGCGGGTGACGTTCTGGAAGGCCGCCATCGAGATGGTGGCGCCCTGCCCGTCTTCCGTGGTCAGCGTGCCGGCGTTGAGCGGCTTGGTGATCTTGACGTTGGCGCGGCCCGACCCGTCCGCTGTCACGTCGCCGTCAACCGCGAAGGTCATCAGCCGCCCGGTGCTCTTGATCGGGATGGTGCGCGGCTGAATCTCGAACACGTTCTCGATGCGGAAGAGCTGGCCATCGTTGAACACCCTTCCGTTGTTGGGGAAGCCGTCCATGGCCAGGGTGTCGCCTTCCTGGTTCGCGCCGTTGATGCGGGGCGTCCCCGGATTGGCGGCCACGTCGAGGTAGGGCAGGTGCACCGATTCGAAGAGGTTGAAGTTGGCGAGCTGGCCGCGGAAGCGCTGCCGGATGGAGCCCTTCACGTCGTCCGGTACGTTGATCTGCTTGATGTCGTTGGAAATCTCGGCGAAGTCCACGGGGTCCATGATCCCGTAGTTCATCGAGTCGAGGGGTATGGCCACGTGGCGGGCGTGGGCGCCGATGTCCTGCGCCATCTGGGTGGTGATGCCGGTTCCAGGGGTGCCGTCAGCGTAGAACGCTTCGTTGCAGAGCTCCCTGGCGCCGTCCTGGTCGTAGCGGTAGGCCATGCGCTCGACGCCGGCCTGCAGGTAGCGTTGGCCGAACTGGATGATGTCGAGCGTCACTTCGTCGTCGTAGTAGCCCAGCGCCATGTGCGGGCGGTTGTTCACCTTCATCTGAATGGTGCGGTCGATGAGGCCCTGCACCTCGCTGGCCTGCATGGTGCGGCCGTCGCCGATCAGGACGTCGAAGGGCAGCTTGATGGTGATGGTATCGCCGATCTTGTCCTCGAAGTATTTCTCGTAGACGCGCTCGGCAATCTTGGGGATTACGAGGGAGTGGCGGAGCCGGGCGACTGCTTCACCGGCTATGCGATCTTCCACTGACAGGCGGCTTCCGGTGCCGCGAATGCTTACGGCCATTGTCTTCGCTTCCTATCTCTTGAGTTTCAGGATGTCAGAGATGGAAGCCGAACGTTTCCTTCCTGCCATTCGCCTGCTGGTCGCGGAGACGCTGGAATTCCTCTCTTGATTCAGCGTCATCGAGCTTGGCGGCGGGGCGGTTGCCGCCGCCTCCAAGGGGCTTGATGTCCGGGGCAGGGGGACGCTTTGGCTTCTCTGTTCCTGGCGTGCCAGTGTTGTTGTTTCCGAGAAGTTCCTGCATCGCCTCAACCTGTCGTGACTTGGGCAGGCCAAAAATCCGCCTTGAGTGCCTTGGGCTTTTGACGAACGCGGCCGCCACCTGGGCGCCGCCTTCCTCGTATGCCAGGAATTCCATCATCGGCTCTGAGAGCTTCACCCGGTTCTGGGCTATCTGGTCGAACAGATCGGTAGCCAGGTCATCGGGGCCTTCCTCCCATTCGTCGATGGCTTCTTCAAGGTCGGCAAACATGCCAAGGGCCTTGCGCACCGCCGGATCGTCCTGGGCGGATGCGTCATCCCGTGCCTGCTGCCTGTCTCCTGGCGGTGCTGCTTCGCGCGGCGGTGTTGCCGGTTTGCTGGCGGCCTTGTTGAGGGGCTTCCCCTCTACCCAGTTGTCCACGTCGGCGAGGTATTCGGCGTCGGAGCCGTAGTCCTCCCTGGACGGATAGGGGTCATCGTCCTCTTCGCCGCCTGCCGGCGGTTCCGTCTGCGAAGCTGGCGGTTGCGTGTCGTCTGCCGTGGGCGGCGGCTTTTCGGCAAGCTGCGCCTTGAGCCGCTCGATCTCGGCGTCCTTTTCGGCAACCGTGCGCTTGAACCTGCGTTTGTCTCGGGTCCTGAGACGGCGCTTGGCGTTGTCGTCATCCGACTGGACAGACTCGCCACTGGGTTTTGGTCCGGGTTCCCCGTTCCCGTCTGGCTCGCCCTCTGCGGGCTCCCCCTCGGCAGACGCTGCGGCATCTTCACCTTGGCCCTCTCCGGGCTCGGCTTCCTGCCCTTCAGCGTCTTCCGGTTCCTTGGTGGGTGCTTCCTCTGACGAGGCCGGCGCGGCGCCGTTCCCGGCCAGCGCTTGAGCGAAGCTGAACGATCCAGTGTTGCCGGCGGCCATTTCCTCGCGTTCCTTGAGAAAATCCGCCCGCTCCTGGTCTAGCGTCCGCTCTTCCTGGGCCTGTTCGCCCTGGGACTCACCCTCGTTTGGTGCCTGTTCGGCGTTCTCTGCTGCTTCGCCCATAGCCCTCTCGCTAGGCGGCCTGCCTGGTTTCGGACAGGGCGCGGGCGACTTCGCGCTTCACGAATGCCCGCAGCTTCTTGTCGTCGCCCATCTCCTGCCCCGCTGCCGCCTTGCTCTCGGTGGCGGCCTTGTCCAGGTCTATTGCGCCCTTCTCGGTTACCGTTTCGAGACGCGCCTGCGCTTCCTGGGTTTTGAGTTCCTGCTGGCGCGTGCGCTCCTGTTCCTGCTGCAACCCGAGTTGCTGTCCATCCCTTTGAGACTCGGCAATCGCAACCTTGGCCTTGGCCTCCTCGATGGCGGCCTGGGACTTGGCGATTTCCGCCTGCTGCTCCGGCGTCGGCTGCTCTTCCTGCTCTTCGGGAAGGTTGGCCTGATCCTCGGGCCTGAGAAGGCGCCTGGGCATCATCATCTTGAAGCGCCGGCTGAGCTCCCGCGCGTTGGGGATGTCGAGGTTGTTGATTACCAGGTCGAGCGTTCCCAGCATGATCTGAGGGTTGGTGCGGCTGAGCTCGGTAATCATGCTCACGAATTCTTCGCGCACGGTGGAAAACGCCGGGCCGGCCCGCACGGCACAGGTGTAGCGGCTGAGGCCGAGGTTGGCGATGCGGAAGGTCTTGCCGGTCTCATCATCAACGATCTCGTGATTGAGCTGCACGCTGGCCTGGCTATCGTCGGGCATGATGATCCGGCGCGTGGCGTCGGCGGAGTATACCCGCGGGATGATGTCGCAGAGGATTTCGCCGACGCTGGCGATAGCGTAGGCCAGGTTGTCGATGAAGGCGAACGTGTTGGCCTGCGACGTGTGCTGGCGTCTCTGGATGGCGACGCCGGACGTCTCGTTCGACTTCCGCCCGAGCGAGGCCTCGTACATGCCGAGGGTTTCCATGATGGCCTGGCGCATGTGCAGGACGATCTGCATTTCGGCGGTGGGCATGGTGGCCGGGTCCTGCCGTTGGGGCGGGTCCACGCCGTCCTGGTGATCGTAGAGCAGCACGCCATCGGGGCGCTTGAGCTGGTCGCGCCAGAGGGCGGCATGGGCGCCTAGCTGGTCGGCGGTGCCGAGCCACGGGGACTTGGGCGCCAAGGCGACGCGCTCGATCGCGGAACTCGTGAAGTAGTTGAACATCCGCTGCGGGTCCCACGCCCATCTGACGAGACCGGCGTAGTGGTTGTAGCCGTCCACGTTGATTTCACGCCCGATGACGGGGACGAGCGGGATGCGCAGGCCTGGCCAGTCGTTCGGTCCCTCAAGAATCCTTGAGCCGACGCAGAGATGATGCTTGACCTGGTAGCCGTCGACTTCCACTTCGTCAACCTTGCGGTAGCCGCCCGCGGCGAGCTCGTCGAGGATGTCCTCGATGCGGTCACGGTACTCGACGATCTCCACGCCGTCGCGGCTGATGAGCTTCCAGACGGTCCGCTTCATGGGCTTCTTGTAGAAGTAGTGGCACAGGCGGACTTCGCCCGGGCCGGTCCACCACCGGTTGTACTGCGCGTCGAAGCCGGAGCCGATGCCGAAGCTGTCTGCCGGCGTTTCCGGGTACCTGGCCTGGAAATCGCGCAGCGGAACGGCCTGGGATATGGCGCCCCAGGAGGCGTCCGAGAAGTCGTCCATTTCGCAGAAGGGGTCCATGAGGACAGACCAGCGGTCCTTGATGTGCTGTACCCGGATCTCCATTTCGAACGGGTTGTCCTGGGGGCGGACAGTTTTCACGAACAGCCAACCGAAGCCGCCCTCGGCGGCGTGCTGGACGGCCCTCGCGTAGGCGTGCGGAGCCCTGGACCTGTGCTCGATGTCGCGCATAAGGCCTTCCATGACCTCGGCGACGGGGTACATGGTGGCCTGCCCTGCCACCCAGACAGGCACCTTGTCGTTGGAGCCGCTGGATTGCATGACGTGGAAATTGAAGCGTGACTGTCTGACCTGCCCTTCGATCTGGTGGAGGTACTGCGGAAGGATGTTGAACTGAAGGCACGGGCGGCCGGCGCGGTCCCTCTTGGCATCTTCGGGCCACTGCTCGCCGTATGCGAACCTGACGTCTTCGTAGGCGGCCTGGTGGTTTTCGCGCCACCAATCGCGGGCACTGTAGAGGCGATGGTGCATCTGTTCGAGAATCGCCTCGTCTTCGGTGCGGTGCTCGAGGGTGGAGTCAACTTCGTCGTATCCGGGCAGGGGCGTGTTCGCCAAATCCTCGCGCCCACGCGCACGCCTGCGGTCCCTGACAACGAAATCCTGGTTCATGTTGTAGGCGACTTCGGCCACGCTTAGCGTCCCATCCAGGAGGCAGTTTCACGGCCCGAGATGCTGAGTCTGGGGCCGCGTTCCTGCGTACCATAAAGTTCGCGCTTGATTTTTTCAATATCGACCTTGTTTCGGCCGCTGAGCCTTTCGGCCCCTGACGTGTTGGTGAGGATGTTCATGAGGGTGTAAATAACGGCGTCGGCGTCGTCTGGCGAGTAGTGCAGGCGCTTCTTGATTTCGTCTTTGCGCTCGACCCTGATCTTGCCTGTCTGGGTGTCGTAGTTGTGGGCAATGAGCTCGGCGCGCAGCTTGTTGTCGGGCGGCAGGGCGGGCTGCAGGTTGTTGTCGGGGTTGAGCACCATGCGCATGAGCCAGTACAGGAGCGCGCGGAGGTTGGCGAACTCCATGATGGGGTCGATCTTGGGAAGGCCCTTCTGCACGGAGCCGTTGACGGCCACCACGTTGGCGCCGGCGCGTTTCAGGAAGTCGTGCGGCGAGCTGCCGACGCCCACGATGTCGATGTCGATCTCAGCCCTGTCGCGCAGATGCTTGATGACCAGGGAAGCGACGGTGGAGCCGTCTTTGGTGTTGATGCCGGGGACGCGCCTGAGCGTGTCCCACCAGAAGCCGTGTCTGGGCGACAGCACGGTGAAGTCTCTGCCCCCGCGGGCGACGTCTACCCCCATGGCGGTCATGGCTTGCCGCCTTCCCGACTCGTCCCAGCGCTCCATGGCCTGGTCGACCCATGCGGTGGGGATCACCTGCCATTCGCCGTCCATGATGCCGGAGCGGAAATCTCCGAACAACAGCTGGCGGCGCAGCACCGGATCGCTCTGCGACAGCAGGTTGCGTTCGTATTCCTTGTTGATGTGCGGGTTATCCCAGACACGTGCGGGAATGAACGTGCGTGATTCGGGTTCGACAACCTTGATGTAGGGCTCGTTTCCGGGGATTTCTATGCGGATTTCGTAAGGCTCGCCGTTCGGGAGTTCGACGATCTTCCCGGTCTCGGGGTTTTCGGGGTCGAGGCCGAAGTAGCGCAGTTCGCCGGGTGCCGCCGGGTTGGGATGGCGCTCGTCGATCCAGGGGGCGAAGTAGTCGATGACCCAGCGGCTGGCGCCGCCGGCTTCGTCGTTCGGCCCGCCTGGCGGGTTGAAGGTGAGCACACACCTGCAGCGCTGCCCGGGCACCACGGTCCTGAGCCAGTTCTTGACGTACTCGAAGCCTGCTTGCGCCACCTGCGTGGCTTCGTCGATAACGATCAGGTCATGGGCCCGGCCCTGGTAGTTTTCCCATTCCCTGGGGTCTCCGAGACCGCCCCATTCGACCATGTGCCCGGGCCGGTCCGGGAATCTGAAGACGTGCGACTGCCGGTTGAGGCCCGTGCTCGACCCGTAGAAGACGATGAGATCGTCGACGAAGCCGCTGAGCTGGGTTGCATCCTTCCTGAACACGATGCTGCGGGTATGCTCGAAGAGCGACAGCATGGCTGCGAGGCCGGTCTTGCCGCCGCCTGCGCTTCCCCCGTATCCCAGCACGTCTGCCTCGCAGAAGTAGGCATCGGTCTGCGGGCCGGGGTTTGGCGCAACCCTGCGGTCGTTCTTGACCGAGTTGATGAGCAGGGTTCTCTCGTCAGGGTAGAGGCTGTCGTACCACTCGTACCAGGCTGCTTCGTCTTTCAGAAGGAGGGCTTGCTCGTCGAGGACTGGTGCGCTCATGCGGGGGGAATAGCAAAAACGGGGTAGGAATGTCAAGGGGGACGGCGCCGGCAGCGCCTACGAGGCGCTGTCAGCCTGCTCATTTGGCCCGTTGGTGATGACCGATTCCCATTAATCCTCACCTGGGTCTTTGGCTTTCCGGCGCCGAGAGCGGGAGGCAGGAGTCGAACCCGCGACCTGCTGCATGGTCAGCAGCTGCTCTACACTGAGCTACTCCCGCATCGTTACGGGCAGTTTTGATTCCAGGACATGCCCGGGTCCTGGACGTCGGGGTAAGCGCTTACCCCGACGTTCTGCAACGGGGCGGTTCAACGCCGCTGCGAGGTAACACCCTCGTGCTGGCTCCCCGCCCCTCTCAGCATCTTGTGCTGAGGGCTAGGCCACACGTCGTATGCCGTGTTGCTTCGCCCCCAGGGGCAGTTTTGGGTGGTACGTGAATGCTTCTCGAATCTGCACCGGTGTCATCCGGCCTCCCTCTCCTGCTCCTGTGGTTTTTCGTACTCCGCCGGTTCTGTGCCGCTTTCCGCCGCCGCCTCTCCGGGCGGTGGAGGCCTCCGCAAAAGCTGCTCCGCCGTCGCACTCACCCGGTCGATAAGCTCGATGTACGCCTCGACCCCCTGGGCGCAAAGCACGTCGGCGGCAATCCGGCTCCCTACGTGCAACCCTTCAACCGCAATCCAGCGTGTCGCCCCGATCTGCGCACCCGACATGGTGTATGCCAGCCTCGCTACCGCTTCCGGCCAGACCGAGCCAAGGCGCTGCTCGAATACCGTCCGCACCCGCATGGCCGCTTCTTCGAACTCCAGCGCCGGATCGTCGATCTCGACCATGACCCCGCCTGTCAGGCGGTCTTTCCCGGCAAGTATTCCCACCTTCCGGCCCCTTAAAGCGTCTGCCCGCCGCCAAAGTCATCCGGCTTCACGTCACCGAACAACCTGGGCTGCTGCCGATTCTCGATGTCTTCCTGCGCCTGCGCCAAGGCGCTCATGCAGAACGATACCGCCCTGATTGCCTCGGGCGTCGCTCCCTTGACTTCGATCTTGACCTGCAGCGAGGGTCGCGATTCGTTGCCGTTTAACTCGTGAAGCAGCTTTTCAAACGCTTCCAGGCTGTGGTTGTCGGCCAACGGCACCTTGAATTGCACGTTCAGGTCGTGATTCACCTTCCAGCCTCCCTCAAGCGCGGGCGGGCCACCTGGTCACCCAGGCGCTCCACTCACTGCCCGCCTCTGCACTCCCTCACGCGGCAGGGAGAGAGTTCTGCCGCCGAAGTTCACGGTGGGTCTTTACCTGTATCCACCACTGCCGCTTCGTCAACTTGCTCTTGCGGTAGCGCTTGCCAGGGCGCTCGTCGAAAGCCGGCCGGCACCGCTTGCCCGCCGTGGTCCAAACACGCTTCCTGCACTGGCCACGCGCCCTCAATGTTCGCATGCTACGCCTTCCCCCTCTCCCCCTCGATCTCCCGCCAGCGCCCAGACGCTACCATGCGCTGACGAACCTCCTCCGGCGTCATGTTCAGGATGTTGTTCGTCACGTCCGCCGGCCTCGTCGTGCGGTAGCGCTCGTCGCGGACCGCCAGCATCTTCAGCATCAGCTTGTGGTCGTGCTTCTTCCTCGTGCCAACCTGCTCGCCGCCGTGAAATACCGGCTCGTCCCAGCCGTTGAGCGCACGGTCCCACAGCACGTCTTCTAGCGTGGCCGCCTGCATCTCTTCAGCCGCGGTCATGACAATCGCAATTTCGTGGATCCACTCGTCGTCTTCAGGCCAACGCTCCGCTGAACGCTTGCCCCACAGCTTCAACGATACCAGCGTGACACCCGCCGCACGGGCCGCCGCCTTCAGGCTTACCTCACTCGGATTGTCGCCCAGAAGTACCTCGGCCGCCGCTGCCCACCTCTCCGGCGTCAGCTTCTCGAACGCCAGGGCCTGACCCGCGCCCTGCTGCCGCCTCGCTAACGTCTCCAATCAACAACCCCCCACACTCGGAGCAGATCGAACCAGCACAGCCACCGCACGGAAGCGACCAGTCAATTACCCCGCCCCCCTGAGCGTCCATCGCTACCGCACGAATAAGACCATGCACGATCTCCCGCGAACTGTACCGCTCCGGGCGTAAACCCATCAGAAGCAACGCGGCGTCCGTACCAAGCGCGATAAGCGCCGAAGCCCCCGGCTCCAATGCGTCTGTCGGGTGGTCGGCCGCCGCCGATGGCTCTACTTCGAGACCTTCCCCGAATTCAACCCCGCCGTCTTGCCGAAGTCGCTGGACTGACTCTTTACTCCGCCCTGCTTCGCCCCCGGAAGCCCCCCGTCCTGATACCGATTCGACTTCGGCTCGTTGTTCTTGCTCCCTGGCATTGCCTTCATCTCGGACTCCTTCCCCTTGACTCACCCTCCCAATATCTCCGAACCACGGGCCGATCTGACGCACCGCTCCTGGCTCGCTATCCATTCGGCTATCTCGCTGCGCTTCCACGCCGAACGCAAGACCCCAGGCAATGACAACGGCTCCGGAAAAACACCCGAACGACGAAGACGCCAGATCGTCTGACGATGCAAGCTCGTGATGCGCGATACCTCGCCCACCCCTATCAGCTCCTCGCCTACCTCCGATACCCGCGCCTTCAAATCCGCTACCTCCGCCCGAAGCGCCTCGAATGCCTCTGAATCTACGAGCACCGCTGTACCCATCTCAAGCCCCTCGTGCTACTTAAACACGTCGAAAAGTAACTAATCGTAACGGATGCCCGCCGGGGGCGCAACCCCCTACCGACCCGCCGAAGACTAACACTTTCCCAAAAAAAAAATCGCGGGAACGTATGGGAGGGCTGAGACTACCCTGGGGGGACGGGGGGCCCCATCCAAGGCCCCGTTACCCCTTTCGATTTTCGGCTGCTGTGTGAGAATTCAGGCCTGCGAGGGATGCCGGGCCGCCGTCAAGGCCGTGCGGAGATCGGGCCAGGCGCTAAACCTGCATCAGCCCGTGCGCCAGCCCGAGGCCGAGGCGTCCAGCCGCCGGCGGCGCTCTCCCCGGCGCTCATCCGCCTGGTGTCCACAACCGAACGGTTCTGAACAGGCCGAGGCCCTGCCACCGGAGCCGTCCACAACCTACCCATCGCATTGTGGACAAGGCCGACTTCTGAACACCCATTTTGAACGCCTCGACACCAGGATGCCGCGCCTTCCCCGGCACCCAGCACCCCTGCACAAATGAGCCCGTCCCAAGCCCATTTTTGACCCTCAAACCGGGGGATTTCCTGCAACGTGTTGATTTCGCTTGCCTTATCGCCGCTCATTTTTCTGTCGACAATGACATAGGACCGCATTTCTCGAAACTGTGGGACGTTGGGACCCCCTTGGGACCCCCCCTGGGCACAGCTACCGCGTTGAAATCATTGGAGTTATGGATTTTGGCCCAAAATGTGTGAGCAACAGCCCTCGTGACGTGCACACACACGCGGATCGTATCGTGTCTTCTACAATTTTTGAAATTCGGGCAGCCGCGTACACGTAGCACCTGCTCACACATTTTCGGGGACACGCGGCCCTCCCTATATATATTATTATTATAAATGATTGTTGTTGTTGTTGTTGTTGCGCAGGAGGGGGGCGTCCCAAGGGGGGTCCCAAGGGGGGTCCCAAGGGGGCACCGGCGGCCCGCATTTCCCGCTTTTGCGCCCGTTCCACATTTCCCGCTTTTGTGGGCCATACGGGACAATGGCTCCAATGACCCACAAAACCCGGATTTGCAGCGTTGCGACATTTTATGTTTTGTGGGCCACTGGGACATTTTTCACCCCTTCCTGGTACCCGGTCGCTCCAAATCCTCGTAAAGCCTGTATTTATGGGCAGTTACGCGGTTGAACTTTTTCCTTGACATGATAGTTACAGATAGTTACTCTTTGTATCTGTCCTTAAGTCTTCCCGTCCTTTTGGACACTTCACACACCTGGCGGGCCAAATGCCTAGACGAGGAGGGGTTGAACCATGGCAGAGATAACTTTCTCGGATGATGACCTGATGAGCGCCTGCAACGGCTCCAGCGCCGGCATGACCCTTGAGAGCGCGAAAGCCAACACGCGGGAAATGATCGAGGCGGCCGGCGGCGGCGACATCCATCACCAGGACCTGGAGGACCCGGGCGCCGGCGGGGAAATGGACGTCACCTTCACACCCCAGGACTACGGGACCGATGGCAAGCCGATAACGGTTCGCGTGAACGCAGACGGCGGGCATGTCGGGCATCTGTACCGCTCCGGCGGCACCTGGACACCGTGCAGGGATCTCTACGACGCCTGCATGGGGACCCCAGGCGCGCCTACCCTCGACGAGGCGATGGAACGCACACGCGCAATGCTGGAAGCATGAAACCATGATGGGGGCCGCCATGGGCTGCGCCCTGAACAACCTTGAAGGAATAGCACCGGGTTTGTGTTTGCCACTGACAAGAACGGCGCATTTCTGATGACGTTTCTGCAGCAACGTGTAGGCTCCCACAAAGGCGGCTGACATGAGCCACGTTTGGATACCGAGCAAAGAGGAGCAAGCGCGCTTCAAGCGTGAGGCGCTGAGCAATGTTCGCCGCATGGCCTTCGCGCCCGGCACCCGGTTCTTTTTCGATACGGACGGCGCCAGTAAGGCTCGCTATATCGTCACCATGACCATGCCGGAAGGCGGCCGCCGCGACTGCCCGCTTGTCGCCTGGGGGCGGCATGCGTGGGAGCACGGCCACCGGCCCCACATCGAGTTGGTTGGGGAATGCCGCTGGCTGCGCGTTGCACAGCTTCTCTTTATCAGCCGCCGCGCTGCCCACATGATCGTGGCGGCGGCGGCTGATTTCCCACTTGCGGATCTAGAGATTCGCGCGGCGCTGGTGAAAAAGTGCGGATTGGAGTGACGTATGAACCTGCACGTGACCTGGATTGACTACGTCCGTGAGCCGGTCTGCAAGCCGAACCCCGACTATCCCGACGGCAAGGATATCGTCGCTGTTACCGACGACGACGCCCCTACCTGCAAGACCAGCCTTCCCTACCCGGCCAAACGCTGTGGCATGTTCATCGTGCGCTGCGGAGACTGCGACTTGCGGGTCGGCATCACAACCGCTGGTCGGCCGGACGATCCGCGATCGGTGACCCTGATGTGCGCACACACCAAGGAGCAGGGATGTGACACGGAAACGACAGCGCCAGCAGTATGTTGACAAAGTGTTGAGGACGATCTCGAAACTCTCATGGGACCCGGGCATGAATTGGCGCACCGTCCTGGGCGAGGGTGACGCGGTTATCATCCTGGGAACCCTGCCCTCGGAAGGCAGCGAGGCCGACAAACTGTTCTGCCCGCTTACCGCTTGGTTCGCGCACTTGTCGGGCCACGTGGCCAGCCAAAACGATTGGCAGGCGGTGGCGAGGGCGATGTGCGTACCAGGGTACATAGCCGCCGAGATCGTGAGCGCCACCGACATGCTCGATGGGTATTACCCGCCGATCCGCGCCGCGTTGCTTCGGCGCTATGGGCTCGTGGAGGCGCGCCGTGATGACTGAGGAGAATTTGTGGAGAAGGTGATACACGCCAGGCTTCGGCAAGTGCGATACTGAAAATTGCTTGGTGTGGTACTAGGAGAAGCAGATGCGTACAAGCTGGTGGTGGTGGGTCAAGTCAGGGATTAAGTGGCACCTGTACTGGCGCTGGAAGCTGGGAGGGCGAGGGTGAGCGAAAGCACCGAAAACAAGGAGGTGTACAACCGGCCGCGCACCACGCATGCACCGAAGGGCGCGCCGAAGTGCGCAGTCTGTGAAGTGCTGCTGCGATACGTGGAGCACCAAGGCGGCGTGTGCAAGGCGCCGCGCTGCCAGATGGAGGCGGCGGCAGGAAGAACCGCCGACGATTTCCGTCAGAGGTCGATGCCGCGAAAGAAGCGCCAGGTGGCGTGAAAGGGGGTGGTGACTCCAAGCCACCACCCTATGCACCGGAACTTACCAGAAGCCGTGCTGCTACACGGCGAAGGGAGTATAGCATGATCGAGGGACTGCTTTGTGTAGCTGGGCTTTTTGCGTCGTTGGCGTTGGCCGCCGGTATCTGTGATGCACTGGAAGGGAGGCCCTGATGTTGACCTTCGTCTATTTCAGGGTTAGCACCTACGGCCAGACCATCGAGAACCAAGCGCTTGAAGTCGAGCGGGCTGGCTACCAACCGGATCAGGTCTATGCGGAGACGGTGAGCGGAAAGACGTTGGCCGCAGAGCGCCCGGAGTTTGGCAGGCTGCTCGATGCGATTAAGCGAACGACGACACGCAAGCGGTTGATTGTCACCAAGCTCGATCGTCTAGGCCGGTCCGCCTCGGATATGTTGGCGACTGTGGAGCAGTTGTCGGCGTACGACTGCCCCGTGCAGGTGCTTCAGCTCGGGGCCCTGGACCTCACCAGCGCCGCCGGCAGGATGGTGTGCGCGACACTTGCGGGGTTGGCGGCCTTCGAGCGTGAATTACTGGTAGAGCGGACGAAGGCGGGCCTGCAGCGGGCGAAGGCGGCCGGTGTGAAGATGGGGCGCCCATACGCGGCCACCCCGGAAACCGTCGCGGCGATTAAGAGGGATTTAGCCAAAGGTCTAAATCTGTCCGCTACGGCACGAAAGCATCACACGTCGCGCGGCACGGTGCAGCGTATCAACAAAGGGGAATACGCAGCGTGAATGGGAGAGAAAAAACTGATGGCTAACCGAGGCGGTAATACGCGATCAAACAAGCGCGAGCGCCAGCAGCGCAAGGAAGAGCATCGGGCGCGCAAGCGTAAGGGCAAGGCGGAAAGGGGGACAAAGTGAAGATCAACGTTGAACTCGGCCACCAGGACGAAAGCGGCGAGTTGACCGTCTATGATTCCTGGCATGTGGAGGTGGACGACGAAGAGGGCATCTATCTTCCGGCACTGGCCGACGAACTGCGCATGCAGGGTGTATCCCCCTTCCTGGAGGCTGGGAACATGCTGCGCATCGTCAAGGTAGAGGAGGCCGTATGACTGACCGCGAGACGATCCGCTGCCTACCGCCAACATTCTCGACGACGCTGAGGACGTTGACTGCTTCTGCACGGACTGAACCATGACCGAAACCGAGCTCCAAAAAGGCGTCATCGAGTGCGCCGAGCTGACCGGCTGGGGCGTCTACCACGTCCACAACGTCAAGGGCCAGCTGCGGAGCCGTACCGCCGTCGGCTTCCAGGACCTGAACCTTGTCCACGGACACCGTGCGCTACTGGTCTATGCGGAGCTCAAGGACCGATACCGCAAGCCTACGCAGGAGCAAGTGGAGTGGGGGCAGAGGGTGGCCTTGGCCGCTCGTCACTGCCCTACGCACGTATACGCCTGCCTCTGGCGGCCACAGATTTACGACGAAGTGATCCACTTTCTGACGGGAGAAACCAACGCGCCCCCTGGACGGGTGCGGCTCTGATCGGAGGATGCCATGGCCAAGCCGACCACCAAGAAAAAGGCGAAGCACCGGGCGAAGTCGAAGAACAAGGCGGTAAGAAATACCAAGGCGCAGCGCGAGCACTGGAGGCACGCGCAGCGCGAACTGCGGCGCAAGGTGAAGGCCATGCGCAAGGTCAAGAATTGCGGGTAGATTTAGATCGGAGGCCAGAATGACCGTTGAACTGCACGCTGCAATCCGCGCCTCGCAGGTGGGCTCCTGGGCCGACTGCGGCGCCCGCGCCCAGTACCACGTCCAGCGCGGCGCGCCGCCGCAGGACAGGCCGCATGTCGGCACCGTCGTCGGCACCCTCGTGCACCGGATGATGCTCGAACACCGGGGGGCGGTCGACGCCGATCTGCCGCGGTTCGTGGAGTGGGACGCGCACACCCGCAACAAGCGCGAACTGATGGACCAGGTGTCGTTCTTTGCTGGCGTGGGGAACGGTGAAGCGTCCAGGAGGGGGTGGCGGCTCGGCCATACGGAAGTCGAGATGAAGGGCGTTCTGTACGAAGCGGGCGTCCGTCTCCAGGTGTCCGGGCACATGGACGGAACGCTTACGAAGCGCGAAAAGCTGGCGACGTTCGAGCTCAAGACCGGAGCGCACCAGCCGCGCAGCTCCTGGCTGCAAACCGGTGTGTACTGCTGGCTCTGGGGGCAGGAAAACGAAGAGCCCCTGGCCGCGTCTGTCGTGCTGTGGGTGAACCGCAAAAGCGGCACGGCGAAATGGGAAGAGCGCGACCCGGCCATGCTGGCGGCCGCCGGCCTGCACGAGCTCCAGGCTATCTGCCGAGACAAGATGCACGGCCCCAGATACAACCCCTCCAGCCTATCCTGCTCCAGCTGCCTGAACGATGAGTGCTCTGTGCGCTACGTCGAACCGTCAGTGCGGTTGGAGACGTAGCCTGAATCTGTTACGATACGTAACTGTTTGTAACATTAACGCTCATTTTGGGGACAGGAAGATGGCAGAGACAGCGCTGCAGGCGCAGCAGAGATTCCAGAACAAGGCCAAGGCGACGGTGATGACCTACGGCGCCACCCTGGCGCAGTACGGGATACCCGTCGAGGATTTTTCCCTGGTGATGTGCGAGGCCCTGATAAGCAATCCCGATATCCTGGATTGCACGGAGGAAAGCATAGGGAAGGCCATTCGGGCGGCGTGCATAGAGGGACTGGTGCCCAATGGCCAGGAAGCGGCGATTACCAGCTACCGGGACAACCGCAGCGGCAAGAAGATCGCTCAGTACATGCCGATGAAAGAGGGCCTGTCACGACTCTGGTACGAAACGGTTGGCAGTCGCCTGTACACAGGCCTGATTTTCGACACTGACAAGGTGGAGGTCCAGCAAGGCGCCGGGATACAGCCGTATATCAAAGTGACGCGCGACCCGTTCCAGGAAAAGGACGGCGCGATTATCGGCTGCTGGCTGTGGACCCACATACCCGGCGAGCCCTACGCGAGCATGGTGCTGTGGCGCCGGGTGGATATCGAGCGGCGTAAGGCCATGTCGAAAACGACCAAGGACAGCAGCCCCTGGGTCAGGTGGTACGGTGAGAAAGCCCTTACGAGCATCCAGAAGCACTTCATCGGCTCCCAGAAGCATCGCATCACGTCCGGTCGACGGGCCGCCCAACTCCAAAGCATGATCGCCTTCAACGAAGAACAGGAGCAGCTCCCCGAGGGTCAAGCAACCGCCGCGCTGCCGGCGCACTGGGAAGTGTTCGAGACCACGGCAACGGAGGTTGAAGCACAACCCACCCAGGCCCCCCAGCCCGCCCAACCGCAACCGCAACCGACTCAAGCTGCTACCGAGCAGCCCAGCCAGGCCGCCGGCGAAGACGACATCCCGGAGAACGTGAATCCGCCGGCAGCGGAGCAGCAGCAGAGCTTCCTGCCCAAGGAAAAAGAAGCAGCGACGGCTACGGCCAGCGACCCGACCGCGCTGTAAGGAGCAACCATGACCAACCTGCGGGTTGATTCCGTCCTTTGTCACGCCGCGCTTGACGTCGACCTTGAGCCCGGCGTGACGCTGATTACCGGCGTCAACTCATCGGGGAAAACCAGCATCGCCCGCATCCTCGCGGCACTGACCGCCCACGATGAAAACCCCGCCCACATCTCCGTGGGCAACAAGAAAGCCTACGTCCAGGACGGCTCGTTGGAGGGGCAGGCCCGTCTGGGAGAAGTGGTCTGGCGGCCGCCTGGGGGCATATCCTCCCCCGTGGGGCAGGAACCCATGGCCGTCCCCCACGCCGTAGGCCTGATCGACTTTGTGAGGGGGAACCGCCCGGTAAAGCAGCGAGCCGAACTGTGGGAGGGCCTGTTCATGCCGGACGATCCCGCAGCGATCCTCAAGCCCAGGTGGACACTCCCTGAAGCGCAGCTTGCCGCCGTGCTCGAAATCATCGGCAAGGAAGGCTGGGACGCCGCGGCGAGCATTTACGAGCAAAAGCGGGTCGAGGCAAAGCGCAGGTGGCGGGACATTACCGGCGCCGGCGCCTACGGCGCCTCGAAAGCGGCCGCGTGGGTCCCGAAAGACTGGCGCGCCGAGCTCGAAGGCGCATCCAAAGATGAACTGCAAGCGGAGTGCGTTGACCTGCGTGACCGCCTACAGGCGCTTTCCACCCGACAGGCCGTGGAGCAAAACCAGATCGACGAGGCGCGCCGCATTCGTGACGAAGAGATCCCGTTAGTGGAAAGCCGTGTCGCTGCATTGTACGAGGCATGGGAGGTGCGCAAGCAACATTGGGAAGAGGCGCGCCGCCAGCACGAAGAGAGCAAACAAGGCCTCCAGCGACTGGAACGAGAGCTGAAGGCGGAATTGGACCGCAGGGCGCGCGAAAGCCAGATACCCGACCTGGAATCCATGCTGAGCGGTTACGATGCCGACTACGCGGACCTGGAGGGGAAGGCGAAGAGCATTGGCGCAAAGCTGGGAGACGTCAGAGAGCGGCTGCGACAGGCCAGCGAAGAGCTGTCTGGTACTCGCCAGAAACTCGATGCCGCGCAGGCAGGGGTGAAGCACGATTGCCCGCACTGCGGCGAGGCGCTGGAGATCAGCGGCAATTCCATTGTGGCCTGGCGGGGGGCGTCGCCGGAAGAAGTGGAACGCATGGAGGGCGCACACGCCGAGGTTGCTGCCGCTGTTGAAGGGCTCAAGACTGAGCAAGCAGAGCTCGTTGACGGCGAGCGGCACCTTGCGAAGGCCCTGGCGAATCTGCTGACGAAGCGGTCCGAGTTGAGGGGGCAACTGGAGCTGCTGCAAAAGCAGGGCGCCGAGATGGGAACGGCAGAGCCAGGGGATCCCGAGAGTCTGCAACAAGCCATCGCCGAGAAGCGGGCGGAAATCGAGGAACTGACCTTTCGTTACGCAGAAACGGGCCGGCTGATGGAGGAGGCGCGCCGGCAGCACGATGTGACCGCGGGAAGCCTCAATCCGCTGTATGAGCAGGCCGCACTTGCCGACGCCGAACCGTCCCCGAATGACGAGGCAGCGCGCGCCAGGCTGCAGGCTGAACTCGAAGAGGCAAACAAGGCGGTTGCGGCGCACGAGCAATGGACCCAGGCGAAGCGCGAGCACGACAACGTGATCGTCCTCGACAACGTGTGCAAGCTGCTGGGGCCGACCGGCGCCAGGGCTGAGCACATGCGGGGCAGAATGGACGATGTGCGGGGGGTCATGAGGAACGCTTGCGCGGTATCGGGGTGGGCCGACATCTCCATCCTCGATGACTACTCCCTGACGTCGGCAGGGCGCCCCATTGCGTTGGCGGCCGACAACGAACGGCTCAAGGCGCAGTACCTGTGCCAGGCTGCCTGCGCCATGTTGTCGGGCAGCGAATGGCTGGTGCTCGACCAGGCGGACCTGCTGCGCGACGAGTCCTGGACGGGGCTGGTGGACCTGTTGGCGCGGATCGCCAAGGCGCGCGACGGCGAGTCGTCACCGTGGCCGGCGCTGCACGTGGTGGTGTGCGCCACGTCGACGCCGTGCCCGGAGGGTTGGGCGCACGTGCGGCTGGGAGACTGAGGGCATGGAATCTTTCGTGGAACGTGTCAAGGAGCGGCTGGGCGACGGAATAAACGGGGCAACATGCCCGCAGCCGGCGGAC